AGATGTTTGGCTGTTTCTACCATTTCAGCGATTTCTTTCTTTTCTTTTTCACTCATTGCTTTTCTCACCTCTTTCTTAAATTTGAATCCTATTGACTTTCTTTTCTTATGCTCCTATTCTGTTGATACAGGCTTCTGCCAAAGCCGAGTATTCAAGAAAGGAGACGCTTATGTTTAGAAACGAACGTTTAATTGAGAAAACTGTTGAGATCACTGTTGCAAAATTATCCAATACATCATCCTCTACAAATGCTGAAACAGGAAAAAATATTGCTAATTTCATGCAGGAAATCTACAACAAATTAGTCGAACTCAATAGTGATGGAGACTAATAATTTATAGCTCTGGCGGATATCAGCTCTGCCAGGGCTTTTATCAGATCTGGTAGATTCCCACAATCATTTGCTGTCAAATCGCTTTCCAGTCCTTCCTGTATGAATCCACACAGTTTTTTGATGGTTTCATCTACTGTTTCAAGCATTTTTTCACCTCTTTCTTAAATTTCCAAGCTTATTACTTGATCCATTCTTCCACAGTCTTTTTGGCTACTATTTTGATGCACTCCATCATTTCCTGTTCATTTGGTGGGGTGTATTCTTTTGCTACAATAAAAAACATGAGTCCTTTAAAGCGTGCTCTTTCTATCCCCCACTTTATTGCAAACAAAATCGTCAAGGTTACGTTTGCTATCGCTATCCATTTCATCTTTTCTCACCTCACCTCTCTTTCTCTATTCGCTAGATGATATTTACGGTTTTATCGTAATCCATAGGTAAAAAAATAAGTCTTTCATATGGTACGCCGTAAACTTCTTCAATTTTTCTAAGAACTGGAACATCGGGATAGCTTTTTCCGCGTTCGTAATTGCTTAATGTATCTGGGCTTACACCTATAAGTTTTGCGGCTTCTCCCTGTGTATATCCTTTTCTCTCACGCGCTGTTTTTAAAGTGAGTCCTGCTTTTATTTCCTGCAACTTTTATCACTCCCTTCTTTTGTTGTGACCTCATTGTATTACGATTTAATCGTAGTGTCAACGGTTTTTTCGTAATTCTTTCTGTTTGTATTGATTTTTTTACGAATTAATCATATAATGCAATTAACGGAGGTGATTAAATGAGTGGACTTGGCAATAAAGATATAATGGCAAGAAATATTCAGTATTATATGGACAAATATGAAAAGACTCGTCAAGATATGTGTAATGCACTTGGCGTAAAATACACTACCTTTACTGACTGGGTAAAAGGTAACTCTTACCCACGTATTGATAAGATAGAACTTATGGCCAACTACTTTGGTATTTCAAAAGCTGATTTGGTCGAAGATCATGATGAATATACTGGTAAACCTTCAACCCCAAAAGGAAATATAGTAAAAATCCTCGGTCGTGTTGCTGCAGGCATCCCATTGGAAGCTATCACGGATATTGTGGACGAAGAAGAGATTACAGAAGAACTGGCACGGACCGGTGAATTCTTCGGACTCCGGATCAGCGGTGATTCTATGGAGCCGGATATTCATAATGGAGACACGGTAATTGTAAAAAGACAGGATGATGCAGAATCCGACGAGATTGTAATTGCTCTTGTGAACGGGAATGATGGAGTGTGTAAAAGATTAAAGAAATATGCAGACAGCATTGCTCTTATCTCATTAAATCCTAATTATGAACCGATGTATTTTAATCAGAAAGAGATTGAAGAAAAGCCCGTGAAGATTATTGGCAAAGTTGTAGAGCTTCGTCGAAAATTTTAAACGTATATAATCGCTTTGGTGTTTATATATAACTTACTTAACTTATTCATTCTTTAAGAGGGAGGATATTATTAAAATGAAACCTTATGTTGTGTTACAAGTTGTATTAAAGGAAAAACTTATCGGAACAGGCTCCGGAAACCTGACAGAACTGGAGAATATCATCAATACTCAAGCTGCAAAGGGATATCGCTTACATACTATAACCACCGCTTCCTCCGGAAGTAAGGGAATGCTTGGTGGTGATAGAATTCAAGCCACTCTCGTATTCGAGAAATTATAAATATATTTATTGTCCAAGGATAGAAGGCATCTATCGAATACGGTAGCTTTTGAATCTATTGATTCCGGCAATGTTGTAATTACTTTATCATTTTACAAGAAAAACAATTAGAAACATGATGTCTGAAGTGGGGTGATTATCTTCTTTTTCTTTACTGGCGATGAAGCTGATACTTCTGTTCCAGTAGTAGCTGATGCCAATGAAAAACAGGAACAACAAGAAAATTACACAGATACTCTTTTCGAATCAATTAAACATATTAACGAATATGGTCAGGAATTCTGGTATGCGCGAGAGCTACAAATTGCATTAGAATATAAGCAATGGCGTAGATTTTACTCTGTAATCGAGAAAGCGAAAGACGCTTGCGAGAACAGTGGGAATACCGTTTCAGACCATTTTGTCAACGTTGGCAAAATCGTAAAAGCCGGTGTAACTACAAAAGATATTGGTGATATTGAATTATCTCGCTATGCATGTTACCTGATTGTGCAAAACGGAGATTCAAGAAAAAAAGTAATCGCATTAGGCCAAACTTATTTTGCTGTAAAAACTCGTCAGCAAGAATTAATTGAACACTTTGATGATCTTACTGAAGATAAAAAACGTTTAGCAATCCGTAGCGAGATGATTACGCATAACAAATCGTTGGCTGAAGCCGCACAGATGGCCGGCATCAATGATCCTCGCGATTACGCCATTTTCCAAAACAAAGGTTATCAAGGATTATATGGTGGATTGGGTGTAAAGGAAATCCATGCGCGTAAAGATCTCAAAAAAAGTCAAAAAATCCTCGACCACATGGGAAGTACTGAATTAGCGGCTAATCTCTTCCGTGCCACACAAACAGACGAAAAGCTCCGTAGAGAACATATTACAGGAAAGAACGAAGCAAACCAAACTCACTATGAAGTTGGCAAAAAAGTTCGCCAGACAATCAAAGAACTTGGTGGCACCATGCCAGAAGATTTGCCTACTCCGTCCAAAAGTATCAAGCAAATAGAAAAAGAGCAAAAGAAAAAATTAGACAAATAAAAAACCGCCCCTGCTGCCAACAGAGACGGCTTAATGAATACTATACAGTGCCAAGGCACGTACAATAATCCCTAGACAAGAATATTGTACCACAATTTTCCAGCATCTGTATAGATGTTATTTTTGTACCCTTTTTTGCGTACATTTTAGGAAAGGTGATATAATATGACAGACAAAATTGAACGCTGTGCAATCTATATCCGTGTATCTACTACCGAACAAATGATGCACGGCAAATCGCTTGAAGCACAAAAAGAATATCTTACCAATTATGCCCGAGAACATAATATGGCTGTCGTTGGTGTATATGCTGATGAGGGAAAAACCGCCCGTAAAGAGTTCAAAAAGCGTAAGGCTATACATTCTCTGCTGCGAGATGTAGAAGCCGGGAAGATCGATGTTATCATCTTCTGGCGTATCGATAGATGGTTCCGTAATCTCTCCGATTTCTATAAGGTACAGGATATTCTTGACAACCACAACGTCCGCTGGATCAGCACCAGCGAGCCTGGCATCAACATGGAAACCAGAGACGGGAGGCTGCAGCTTAATGTAGTTCTGTCCATTGGTCAGAACGAAGTCGATACGACCAGTGAACGTATCAAATTTGTGAATGAAGCATCCATCAGAAACGGTAAATTAATTTTTGGCGATGTAAATATGGGATATGGCTATAAGTCAGGTATCGTTGATGGACAAAAGCGAATGATAAAGGATCCTGATCGAGAACATGTCGTGGATGCATTTTATAAATATTTCTTCAAGCATCAAAATAAGTGCGCTACGCTCAGATACATACAAGAAACCTATGATCCTGATTTCAGTTTCGGAATCATGAGGACGCTTCTTTCCAGCGAATTCTACAAGGGCACCTATCGAGGATTCCCTTACTGCCCTGCATATCTTACTGAAGATGAGTGGAACAAATTGCAGAAGATACAAAAGCGAAATGTTAAAGCTACGCCTTCTGGCCGCATCTATCTGTTTGCGGGAATGATTCGATGTCCCGTGTGCGGTCAAAAGCTATGCGGTACCGGGTGTTCGTCCATCATTAACAGAAAAACTGGTGTCAAAAGAACTTACTGCTATTACCGATGTAATAGAGCTATGATCGATCACATATGTTCTTATAGGCACAGACTGAGCCAGAACCTCGTTGAGAATTATCTACTTGATAACTTAGAGGATGAATATAAAAATTATAAAGTAAAGTGTGAGAAAATCGAAAAAGAGAAAGAGAAGCAAAAGAAAAAAGCAGTCCCCCGAGAAGTTAAGAAAAGAATTGGACCGTCTTAATTTTCTATTCCAGAAGGGGCGGATTGATTGGGATTATTACAACGAAGAGTATGGACGCGTCGAAAGTGAGTTGAATGATCTGCAGAGT